CAGCATTAATTTTGATATGATAGCTGAGAGCTTCCTAGACGTAATAGGTATGCCTAATTTCTTAGCCTTCCATACCCCTGTAATAGTATCTATTACTATGGCAAACCCAATTAAAAATAAGATCCCTGAGATGGGTAAAAAAAAAGTAGATACCACTGCTAATAATTGAAGGGATGATTTTTGAATAGAGGATAGTAAGATAGATAATTGTAGCTTCATTAGAGTATTAAGATAGAGTTATTATATCCATTTTCTCTGAACGTACCACAGGTGCCTAGGCAAGTGGTTTGATATTGGTTAATGCAGCTGCAGTTATTAAACATAGGCCTAAGATCAGTATCTTGATTAGTGGTAGATATAAACTGAGGGAATAGGTTTCTATTAACTAGTAACCATCTAATAAGTCTCTGCTCAAAGAAAGATGCTTTTTGTGCATAATGCTCCATCCCAAAGGCTACTTCATTACGTGATACACTTGCAGAGTAATCTCCTGATTGTGTTTGTAAACCTTTATTTTTAAGTTGGTAAGTCAAACCAAAGACTGCATCCTCTGCAGATCTCCATGCTATTACTGGCTGTATAAACTCAACTAAGTCTACCTCATCAGGGTTAAGTGTTTGAGTGTTATATGCATTGAGCATATAGTTATAGAAAGTAGTGCCTAAAATAGGCTGTACTCTTAGTGCTGCCTGAGTAGCTATGTATGGTGTTACATCTGTTACGTCTACATTAGCTGTAATAGGTGTATTAACTTTTAAATAAGTTTCAGTTATGAAATATAGCATTATACAGTAGGTGTTATAGGGGTTGCTACTACAGCAGCTGCTGCTGCACTTTGTGTTACATCTCCACCCTCAATAGGAGGAAGGGATGCCAAGGCTCTCACCTCATTAATAGTCATAGTCTCTAGTACTTTGTTAGCTACCAATGGGCTTAGTGAGTTGATTGCATCATTTACTTTGGAGCTCTCAGCTTCAAGCTCTACGATATTCTCATTAATTACCTGGAAATTATTTATAGTAAACTCCGCAGGTATTTTTGCAATGGTTAGTAGCTCATTAAAGATATGCTGAACACAGCTTCTAAGCTCCATTACTACATTTTTCTCAAAGATCACGTATGCCTGCTTAATATCTGCACCACCACCTAATGATCCTGTAGTGCGTACACCCATTAATATAGGATCTATAGTGTGAGCAAAGCATATCTGTTCTGTGTTAAGCTGTGAAGCTTCTTGAAATAGGCTATCATTACCATTAGTAGGCATAGCTTCTATCTTAGGTAACTGCTCAGCAGAATTAGCAAAGAACGCTACAGCTTTACCTGCATTAGCAGCCCCTTTCATACGATCTATAGTTTCCTTAATCATATGCTTCTCCTCCTCAGACTGTGGTCTCTTAGGGAACATCATAGCAAAAGATGGGAAAACTGAGTTTTGGATATTAGACTTAGCAAAGTACGAAAGCTCTCCTGAGAGAAACGCAAAATTTAGACAGGAGCTGTACTGGGGCAAAGAATAGTGGTCTTGACCTATAGACTTAATCTCATAGCAGTATAGTTGCTCATAGTCAGTGTTAGCTATATGGTATGGCTTTATCTCTTGGATGCCTATCCTCCTGGACCAATCATCACAAATAAAATACATTCTCTTATCTGCACTTACTCTTACTTTCTCAGGTGATACATTCTCTATCCTAGTAATCTTTTTACCTTGGCCATAGCATATCTTAAAATACACCCGATTGTGGATGATGAGCTGTTTAGTAACAGCCTTTACTATATGCTTAAGATTAATTTTCCTTTCAAAAGTATAAAGCTCTAATTTTTCAACAGTAGTAAGCAAATCAGTCTTAAGTGCAAAGCCACCACCGATAACTGCATTAGTTTTGAAGTCCACAATGGCACCATGTAAGGGGCTAGCGTAGTACATTTGGTTAAGCATACTTGGATACAAGTTATCAGCTCCAAAATTAATCCACATGTTAGCACTGTACCTACTATCTACATAAGGGAGTGTTAGGTTACCAGGGCCAACAGGCATAAATGGGGTGCTAAAGGATTGGTAGCCTTCTACTACCTCAGGAGCTGTGCTCTCTTTCTTAAAAAAGTTACTATACCATGCCATAATTAATCGTATATTGAAGTTCCTACAGGCCCACTTACCACCATTCTACCTTCCTCTATCACTACACCTGTTGATTGTGCAATGGTTAAAGGTAGTACATAGGGTACTGAGCTCTGATAAACTTGGTAAATAAATTGCCCTTGCTTTAAGATGATATCTACAGGCTCGTTAAGTACGAATAGATTGTACCGTTCAGGCCATAAGCTAGTATCTGCAGTAGTAAATAACTGAGGCACACTAGCAGTATTCATTTCATTAGTGAACGCAAATAGATAATGAGGGGTGGGTACAGTTGTAACCTCCGTTAAGGTTAGCACTACCTGGTTAATCACTCCCTGCTCAATGTATATCATAACTATATTATATGATGTTAGGCAAATGTTTAGAAATAAAAAAAGCCCCACAATATGCAGGGCTAATTTTAGAGAGGCAATAGATTATACTAAGCCTAAAGCAGTGTAAGCAGCAGATCCACCGGTAAGATTTACTTCTAGGGCCAAGTTCTCATTTTCAGAAACAGTGGTAACGGTATATTTAGAACCATCAGCTCTGGCTGTGCCTGAACCCTCACCTGTAGCAGTAAGCTGCATGTATGGGAAGTACCAATATTTGCCATTAGCATCTAATACTACAGCTGATAAATAAGCCTGTCCTGATCCTAAAATTTTAAGAGCATTAGACTTAGCAGCTTCACGTCTGTGGAATACTAGGTTAATAGTTTGTGTTACAAAAGTTGAACCATTGATAAGATCAGCAGCAGTCTCTTCTGTATAGTTTGATGTGTTTCTGCGAATAAAAAAGCTAGTGAATTGTGTAGCAGGTGCAGCAGGTGATAAAGTAATAGCTGTAACTTCGTAATCAGGGTAAGTTGTGTTAGTAGTTACTACATCAATACTATCCTGAGGTACATACCACACTTGGTAAATTCCCCCACTGTTATTGTCGCAAGATTTTTGAATCGACTCTAGGGCCGAGCATAAATTGGGCATGTGTTTAAGTTTTATATAAAGGGGGTTGCCCCCCTCTATGAATTAATATTAAGATCCAAAAACGATATCTGTAGGGTTAACATAGTTAAATCCTACTTTCATGTTAGCACGAGTTCTCAAGTAAGGCTCAGCAACAGTATCAGATAAATTCACTGCACGTAGATCAGATGGATCAGACTCAGCATCAAACAAATAGATAAGATTATCTTTCAATGTGATAACCAAAGTGTCATTAGACATACCTGGACAAAGAACTATTTTAATTCCTAAGTAAGTCAAAGCTAGATCTTGAGTGATATAAGCATTAGTGTTACCTGAAGCTACACCTAAACGGTAGATATTAACCAATTGAGTTGGTAAGTAGATACGTAAATCTGCAGTACGTGATGCAATATTAGCAGGTACTAAAGCAAATGCAGCCTCTAAGTCAGTTAATAACTGAGCAAAAGTAGGAGCAGGTGTCATAGCGTAAGGGATAACAGCTAAATCAGCACCCAATTGCACTTCATAACCATCACACAAAGCAAGTGGGTTAGGTACACCTGGAGCAATTGGAGGTAAAGAGCTATCACCTTGCCATCTCAATGACTCAATAGATCCATTGATAGAGTTAGCCATCTCAGACCAGTAGAAGTTCATAAAGTTAGCTACAGTGAAATCACCGTTTGAACCTTGAGCCATTTGTAAAGATACAAAAGACTGCTCTAATTCAAACTGACAAATCTGAGCCATTGCAGATAGAGCACATACACTCATAATCTTTGCAGATAAAGTATCTGTAGGTGCAGTAAAAGCACAGTTAGAAGGCTGTAGGATGTCACCAAAAGTAACAGCTCCTAGAGCTACTTCAAATTTCACTGATGGTAAAGTACGAAAGTTATCTACGATATCAGATGATCCTAAATAAGCCTGTGCATAGAATGCCTCAGCATTAGGTGTTAATTGAGCATTAGCTCCATTGTTTAAGTCAAATCTTAGTTTTCTCATTTTGTTGTTATTTGTTATTGTTAAATTTAATAAAGTTACTTAGTCTTTGTTGTACGCTTAAAGCTACAACCTCTTCTACCACATCCTCTTCACTATCTACAGCTAGAGCCTCTTCTAATTGGGCTTTAAGATCTGCTATCATAGCTACTATGTTATTCACTTCTGCATCTAGTGCAGGCTTAACTATTGCTAGTATTGCCTCAGCATCTAATACAGGATCTACAGCCATTGTCTCTTCCTCTACTACTTCCTCCTCTTCTACTACTGTATCTTCTAGGGCTACCTCTTCTGAGGCCTCCACTACTTCAGCATCTCTTATCTCAGTAATCTCACCGTCTACTACGACATAGATTTTACCCTCGATAGTGTGCTCTCCATCAGGTAATTTGTTC